ACTGCTGCCCAGTAGGCAGTGCCTTGTAGTATTGCCATGTTACTTTCCTTCTGTTGGTTTAAAAAATGTTATGTGGATGTTACCACAATTAATATTGGAATGCAACTTTATTTGTTGCCGTCCATATCTCCTTCCTTGACAAAGATACCATCTATCATCTTGCCCTTGCGATCCTTGATGTCATTGTAAGCATGATTTAAACAGCCAGTAACCGTCAAACCATTACGGACTATGATGTTGATTAACACAACCATGATGTCTCCAATGTCATCAATAGGTGACTGCTCCTTACAAATACTATCGGACAGTTCACCAACTTCCTGTATAAGTTTAAGCACTTGATCCTTGTCGCTCGAACCATGAATAAGGTTACGGGCTAAGTGCCATGAAACTACCTGCTGTATTGCATGTTTAATATGAACTTCTTCTTGCATCATTCGCTCTCCCCCATCTTATAAATGTTGCCGTGCATTGTAGCGTACTGCTCAATAGCATCTTCAACAGCACTACGCTCATTCCGATCTACAAACTGTAGACTTTCTGTTGCCGAAACAGGATACCCTATTGCTTGAACAAACGCCCTGAAATGCTCAAGAAGATCCTGTCTGTTCAAGTCCTGATCATAGATAGAGAACTCTACTGCTGCATCACTAGCTTCATCATCTAAAAAATCATACGGGTTCGCTTTTAAAACTATATAAGGCGTATCTCTAATCATCACTTCTTCCTCATGCTAACCACTGTGTCGTACTCAGTGCTGTCGATTATGAATTTAATTACAGCTTGCTCTCTGACATTATACATTGAACATGCTGTACTGAGTGGAACCTTTCCCTCTACTACATCTGTTGCGGCCTTCGCTGTTGCTATAGCTTCGGCACTAGGATTACCTGACATGCTTTCTGCAAACATACATCACCTCATGTTAATAAAAGTAATACAACTGTTAGGACATAGAAGATACCAAAGATCACAATGAATCTAGCGATCCTTACCTTCACGGGTGGTGCGGGATATTGCTCCAACACATTAGTCTTCACCCACTCTACCATCGCGGGGAAGATCCCGCTTAGAATTTCCTTTACTTTCTTGATCATCTTTTAACTCCTTAAATTTCTTTCTGAATATAGCATCGAAGTTACTGTTGAACTTGTCAGCATTAGTCTTACGTTGTCTATCTCCTTTGCCACCATGCGTAGCATTACTCATAGTTGCACCTACCTTGAAGGGATTTCAAGTTTCTTAGGTATCCATTCAAAGTGACCTGTCTTTGGCGAGAACCTAGCGCACTCAGTTTGAGCAGCATCATAACTCCAATTGTTCTGGACTGATATTGCCATCAGCATTGAACCACCCAACAGACCGAAAGAAAAGGCAATCACTGCTAAACCTATATTAAAATTAGATGTATCAGGCATCTTCATTCTCCTTAACTATTGCCGGATGTTCCCGCTGTAAGCGAAGCCAGTCTTCTCTGCTTGGAGAAGGTGGTGACAGACTAGAATCACTCACCATATGTAGATTGAAATGGTTTCCTATCTCATCATACAGTGCTTCCATAGACTCTACCTCATCGCAGTTTGGCTCAAAGCCTTGTATTGATTCTAATGCCTGTGCATTGATCGAGACATCTCGTAACATCATATAGAAATAATCTTTACGTTCACTCATCATTAATCCTCTGGTAAGAAACACTGTCCAAATGTTATAACACAGAAAGGCAAACAAATTACTGCGCCTTCAAACTGTGCCGCCTCATACTTATCACTGTCTGCTATTGTAATCCATACTGCTCTGCTATCAGTAAACTCTAAGTCAATACCTACACCGTTCCGCAGATTGAAACTCAGGTGATAGTCTCCAAAGTTCTTAGTCATACTACTTTCCTTTTATTAAAGTTATTGATGTACTCACCAACAGTTAGGTCAGATGATTCTATTTTAGATGTAACTGCCACCCATTCCTTGACACTCCACTTAGCTTTCTCGCCTGCCACAATGTCTAGCACTGCATCTTGTAGCTGACTAGGTTTGTCTAGAATATAGCGCACCTTTCGATGCGCCAGTGAATCTATACTAAAAGGTTTCGAGGGTATCTGCATACTAAGCCGCCTTCATAAAGTAATTACTTTGAACAGCCTGACGTACTGTCTGCTGTCTGTCGTTCTGGATAGACGCAATGTTAGCTTGGCTTGTATCCCGCGAAGCACTTGCATGAGTTGACCAGTCAGTCAGTGCATTGTACACCGCCCAGTAGTTATGTCCAAGGCGTTTAGAATATACATTCTTATATATATTCCAGATGTATTCTAGTTGAAGGTTACGTCTAGGCATCTCAGCTATGCTACTTTCTATATGGACTTGGTTGTTTGTGCCGTCCAACAGACCTGACGTAGCCGTCCCACACTTCAACGCCTCTGCAAAGAACCTGAAGGCAGTCTCCATGTTGCAGTCTGTACCGTGCCACTTCTGCCAGAGGTCACGCTCATTGTGAAAGACCCCCAAAGACTTGGTGATAATCCTACCGCCCCGCTCAATGTCTAGTGACTGAGTGTGCTTGGCTTTATATACAGCCACCTCACCGCCCACAAATACCTGAAGATTAGTACACGCCATCTGTATTGCCGCCGCACTGATCATCAACGGCCATGTGCCATCGGTAGATGAGATAGATAACAGGCTCAGAGATGCGCTGTCACCGTCACTGGTGGTGTAGGTATGCTCTGGCAAAGTGTACTTGACGAACACACGCGCCCCGTTATGAGATGTCCTGATTGTTTCCTGCATGTTATTAATAGACAGGTCAGACCGCTCAATGATATTGCGGGTAACATCAATCAGATGCTTCGGTGCAACAGGTGCATACTTGTGGCCGTGAATACCTAACTCAGCCCCAGTATCGGTGCGATAGATAACAGACTTGGAGCTTTGATAGTTTACATACGCCCCCTCCCCTAGATTATACATCAAAGGCGTGACACCTATATCAAAGTCGGCTGATCCATAACCTCCATCTCTTATGGCTGTGAGTGCTGTGTTGTTTGCAAACATCGGTGTAATATTATTCATTTTGTATCTCCAAAAATTAAGTTTGATTTGAGGTTGACAACATTTGAACCTGCATTATAATCCTTATAAGGTTCCAAAGTCAACTAAGCTAATATTAGATCTTATGAGTAATCTTTATAAACATTCTCATAAGATCTAATCAAGGTTTAAAAGGACTTTAAAGTACCACTCAGCCCTCATCCTGCACCGCTTCTTCCTTGACTATCAACTCTGCTGACACAGGTGTTGTCTCAACCACCATGATCTCAGACTTGACATAGTTCTTACGCATCTTAGTGTCGTTGGCATACGCCTGCGCTTCTTCAGGACTAGCCGCAGGTATCGTTATATAATAGCCCAACAATTCAGACATAAGAACTTTGTAGTTATGTACTGGTTGATCTAAATCCATTGCTTTTTTCATGCTCCATACTCCTTATAGTCTGGATCTATTTTAGTTAGAGGTACTCGAAGCCATTTGTCCATAAGTATCTCTGACTCTGTACTCAGCTTCAGTGGCGTTGGTACTACCATCGGCGGTAACAACAGTTCATCTGTCATCTTACCGTAGCGATAGAGCCTAGCATTTATCCTGCCAATGCTTGTGCCACTGGCCTCTGAATACTCCCGCGAGTTATACCACTTGCCTGTTACTAACTTTGGATGAGTCCCAAAGAACTGCACCTTCCTAGCTGTTATCATTTGCTTCTCCTAAAAAAGTTATTATATAAAATAAACCACCGCGCTGTCCAATCTTATGCGCGTCTTCTAAAGTGTTGGCGTACTCCGTACACCCCTGCTCTGTCCAGTTGACTGCCCACATATCTAGTACCCCGCTGTTGTAGTGAATGTTAGGTTGCTTACTGCTTCATCAACTAGTCTACCTACCATGTCTTCTATTACAGCTTCGTTATTCTCAGCACCACTATCATCTTGGAGTTCACTGACTCTAGCATTTAAAGTATCAATAGATTCTAACGCATCGTTTAGCTTCCATTCCAATGCCGCAATTCTATTAGCATCCCGCACTGCTACTGTCTCGTTTCCCTGCGCTCTTTCTTTTAGAGCATCAGCTTTCTCACTCAGCTTCCGAATAAAACTCTCTCGATAATTCACATCGACTTGAATTCTATCATCGAGATATTTCTTTATTACTACGTCTAGTTCCTGCATTAAGTTATTCATTTCACTTCTCCAATTTTAAGTTTGATTGCCCGCCTAACATTAATGCTTTTGGGTAAGGTTGAATCGCATAGTTTAACGATTTTATGTACATTTTCTTTTGTTTTTTACTGCAAACAAAAATAACATACCGATGTTTTGGACTCCTGTAAACCCTGTTTTGCTTGTCTCCTAAACTATGTCTACTATGCTTTCCGTTTGCGGACGCTTGGTCTGTCCTCCCTTTGGTTGTGCCTGTAAATAAAAAGTTAGTAGCTTGATACACTACGCCACAATGGTTCTGAGCGGTGTCGGCATAGCTAACTACTATTTTAGGTTTCGGTAACAGCTTTAGCGAGTTACTTATAAGGTAGCTTGCTTCGTTTTTCTCGTTGTTTATCAGCACTAACCTGTTTAACTCAATGACATCTTGTTTATATTCAACTCCGCAAATCCCTTTGCATAGAAAAGGTGACGCAGGTGATCCGTAAGTGACAATGCCAATGATTTTATTGTCTTTAAATAAACCATAAGCAAAAGAAATAGAAGGCATCCGTCCTGCATAATGCACGTTTAAAATTAAATCTTTTGTTTGCTCATAGGATATCTGTTTAATCTCTAAATCTTTCATGCTAATACCATTCCAATTTTAAGTTTAATCACCCGACTAACATCAATGCCTTGAGCGCTGACTCATACGACATAAACAATGGACTACCATAGTTCTCCTGACCCACATAATAGCTATTAGCTATAGGTTCGTGAGCCGCCCAAGCTTCTTTACTTACACCATGCACATGATACATGGGTACTACCCTACCTTTGTCGTAAACTTGT